AGAGAAAAGAGGAGAGGCTTCCCCTAAGAAAGATGAAGATCGCGTAGGGATGTTTGGTACCGCTTCAGACCTGCTCGACCTGCGAGAGAAGCGTATGCGTGCAGAAAAGAAAAAAGGCCAATAGAGCTTGCATAATTCCCAAAAATCTCTTATTATTGAAATAGATAGAGGAAGGAGATGGGCATGTCAGGTAATATCTGCGGACACGTAGGCAAGGGCATCGGTGGAAAGTGGACGTGTGGCAAGATCAAGGGTCACAAAAACATGCCTCCGTCCAGAAGTCTAAGGCATCCAGAGCGTCACCATCCATTTCGCGATGCTGTCGGACAACGACGCGAGCAAATGAAGCTCGCAACCGAACGCTACTGGGAAGACGTTGGGGCGGGTCTGATGCCTGACGCACCAGCAGTTAGGGGAGTTACGACAGTCGACGGGAAACCGGAGGCCAAGAAGCGACGTTGCCTTCGATCTCGCTGACCCGCACACCACATCACGGAAGGGGAGGAACATGTCCGACCACAAACAATGGCATTCTTGGGTAATCAAGAGAAATAGAATTTCTTTTGTTGTCGAATTCATTCAAGCTAACTGTCCGGAAATAGATAAGTATTTCTACCCCCAGATTAAAAAGGAATATACAACCAATCGTGGTACTATTACGAAGGACCGTCCCCTTTATGAGGGTTACCTTTTTCTTCGATACGATAACCACCCGGAAGTATTCCACAAGTTAAGCTCCTATCCCCAGATTACCACTTACGCCGGCAAAGTAGAACAGCACGAAATTGATCTTATGCGAGAGGCCCAGGGAAAGCTGCTCTCAGAAATTAAGGCCGGTAGGTTTAAGAAGGGAGATTCGGTCACCCTGCTTCACGGCCCTTTCAAGGGCTTTGATGCTGAGGTAGCCTCCGTCAAGGGCGAAAATATCAAGGTGAACGTACATGTTACCTTGTTAGGAAGTCCTGTCGAAATGTCTTATACCGAAGATGAAATGGAGCGTAAAAGTAAGCTTCAGAATATTGAGGTTCAGGATATCTAAAATGGAAGAAAGACCCCCCGGCCGGCCTCCTGGCTATAAACATTCAGAGGAAACGCGGCATAAAATCAAAGAATCTCTGGTAGGAAGAACTAAATCTGTTAAGCATAAACAGAAGATTAGGAAGTCTTTAACAGGCCGTCCACATTCTGAAGATCGCCGAGAAAATATTTCTTATGGGATGTTAGATATTGATAGCCTCTGTGTTGCTAGGTTGGTGGAATTAAAGGCGAATTACCCAGGCCAAGCAGAGTTTTTCGAGGAGAATGAAATTCCCCTTCTAATTGCTCTTCGCGATGTTAAGTCTGACAAGGAAATTGACGACATTAAAAAGTACATTGAGACGGAAGATATTGCTAGGTATGCGGGATCTCTTTCGTACCAATATTCAACTAGCTCTTTTCACGCACAAGAAGACGCGACTATAAAACTATTAGATACTATAGCTTACCTTCGAAAATTCCATTAGTACCAATAGTTAACCTACCAACTAGCTTATTTATGGAGGGTGGATTAGGCTACACCTTCCCCTATAGTTGTGTTTTGAAAGGAATAAGGATGTCAGATGAGATTAAAGACCCAAAAGTAGATGAGAAAGAGTTAGAAGCAAAAGCTAAAGCTAATCCTAAATCCAAGAACTATAATAACCCCAATAGCCGCAAAAATCTGAGACAGTATCAAAAAAAAGAGGATCAATTCGTGATTCCTGAGATCGTCGACGACGACTACGGGGATGATGGTACTACCCAGGCCCAGGAAATTGTTAGAGGAAGAAAACTCAGCCATGAACTAGTAAAAAAGCTCATACCAGAGCGGGGAGTTTTCACTGCTGAGGAGAAAAGGCGTTTTACAGGAATAGTAGTACAATACCTATCTGATTTTAAGAACGAAGAGCCAACAGCTTCCGATGCTGATGATATCTTTGAGATCGCTAAAAGTGACATTTTGGAAATGCGTATTCTTAAAATAACCAAGAATGATCCAGCAGCGATGATCGCGTCCAACCAGGCGATGGAAAAAATCTATAAGCGCAAACAAACCGCTAAAGAAAGCCTATCTGCTAGAAGAGTTGATCGTAAAGATGACCGAAATGCTCGTGAAATCACTATTGTTGATCTTGTAGTTAACTATGACAATAAGCAGAAACAATTGGAGAAAGAACGAGTCGCAAGACTTCTCCGAGAAACCAAAGAGACTCAAGGGAAGCTTAATAAGGTCATTAAAGAAGATAACTTTTAATGCAGACAGATGATCCAGAATTTTTAACTCAATCACACCAACTAATAGACTTCTATCGGGAATATCCTGAGATAGCCGCAGAAGATCTTTTGAATATCAAACTTTCAGATATACAGAAGGTAGTCTTGAAGGCTATGTGGACTAAGAACTATGTCATGTCGATCATGTGTCGAGGCGCCGGCAAAACTTTTATCAATGGGGTATTCGCCTGCTTGAAGTGTATGTTGTATCCAGGGCATCGAGTCGGACTGCTAGCTCCTACGTTCAGACAGTCTAAGTTTATGTTCGACGAGTGTGATAAACTCTGGAAGCTATCGCCAATTTTTCAGAATGCCACAATTAAAAGGCCTACCCACCAGTCCGACAATTGTTATATAGAGTTCAAATCAGTAGCGGGAAGACCCGGATCAAAGATACAAGCGGTCCCATTGGGAGATGGTACCAAGATTCGTGGATCCCGATTTTTTTCTATCATCTGCGATGAGTTTCCACATATTCCGCAAGAGATTTTCAATATGGTTATCCGACCTATGGGAGCTACCGTAGCTGACCCTATGGAGAATGTGGAGAGGTTACAGAGAGAGAGGGAGCTGGTAGACGCCGGACTACTTGATGAGGGCGACTTCGACAATAAGAAAGTAGCTAACCAAATTCTGATCACTTCTTCCGGATATTTTACCTTCAACCACATGTACGATCTGTACAAGGTATACAAAGAGGAGATGCTCTCTGGGAATGAGAAGTATGCTGTCTTCAGAATACCTTACGATCTGCTCCCAGAGGGATTCTTAGATGAGGATAACATTACTTCCGCACGGAAGGAAATGTCTAGCCTTGAATTCAGCATGGAGTACGAAGCAGCCTTCATCCCTGATACTGATGGCTTTTATAAAGCTTCACTTTTAGAGTCATGTAAAGATGTTAATTACGGCCCCCAGGTTGCAGGAGTCGCCGGAAAATCTTATATTTTAGGTGTCGATCCTGCCCGCAGTGAAGATTCTTTCGCTATAGTCGTTGCCGAAATTGGTAACCCTGCCCGCGTAGTTCACGCACTAGAATATCAGAAAGAAACATTTCCTAAGATGGCGATAATCCTGGAAGACCTCTGCATGGCATTCAACGTTCAAAGTATTTATATGGACGCCGGCGGTGGTGGGCTGGCCATCAAGGACATTTTGGCAGAGAATCACAGGAGCCTCCCAGGCGGACCTATATTGGACCCAGAGGATGAAGCTCACCAGCAGCGTACAGGAAGACACGTTCTGACCATGTGTAATTTCGGCACAGAGTTTATCTCCGAGTCTAACTTCCACGCCTTAAGCTTATTGGAGCATAGAGAAATTCTTTTTCCCTCCCCACCACGAGAGGTAGAGCCAAGAGAAGCCGAAGAGGTCTCTTGGGCAACCATTACCAGGATGCTGCAACAGATGCAGACTATTATTGTTTCCGAGACTCTCACTGGTAAGCAGCATTTTGACGTTCCCAGGGGAGGGGGTCACGGAAGAAATAAGAAGGACTTATATACAGCTTTTATGTTAGCAGCTCGGGGAATATACGATTTTCTCTGGGCTACCGATATTCCAGATAGTGAAATTCTTCACTCGGGGGTGGTAACTGGTAGAACAGTAAAAGTCTCCCCTGGACTTCCCGGGGGGTATCAGCGCGTCCCCCTGCAGGAAAATATCTCCCAAGTTATGAAAGATAAATTGGAGATGCTTCGGGACCCAGAAGCTTACAAGGAAAGAATGCTAGACCGACATCAAGGGCGGACAAGAAGAGTTCTTACAAGCCCCGCAGCGGTTCTTACTCCCAGAAATAAGCCAAAGAGATAGGAGAAGGTGAATGTCTAAGCAGGTAAAGGATTCTTTAAATGAAAATTTGAAAAACTCTCAGGTCCTATCCCACGAGGAGGTTCGAGAAGGCGTCCACGAAATGGAAATAGAGGTTGGAGCAGCGGGACGTCCGGCAAAA